GTTTAATTTTTGTTCGTAAGATTTTTGAATTCTGTTTAATTTTTGTTCGTAAGATTTTTGAATTCTGTTTAATTTTTGTTCGTAAGATTTTTGAATTCTGTTTGTTTTTTGTTTTGACATTTTTTTTACCTTTCAAAGACCTGTTCCTGGGTCTATACCACTTTGTTTTGGATTAGTGGTAATCCATATTCTTTTATAGTACAATTATAGCACATTTAAAAATAAATTACAATACTTTTTTGAAAAATTTTTAGATTTATTAAAAAATTTATAAAAAATATTAAAATCTAAAAAAATTCAATATTAAATATTCAAACTCTACAATATTACCCCAAACTAATCTACTTATATATATTTTCGCAACATTTTTATGCTATTTTTATATCTTTTATGATATATATATTGAACTCTACAATATTACTGTTTATATTATATGTATATACATTTGTAAAAAAAAAAAATGTTATATATATATATAAGTGGATTTATTATGGGTAATATTGTAGAGTTTATATATAAGTATATCATATTTAGATAATAGTATAGAGTTTATATATTATAAGTGTATATATTTTAGATAATAGTTATAGAGTTTTTATATTATAAGTGTATTTTATATTAGAGATAATAATAAAAATAATATAAGTGTATAATATATTAGATATGTTATAGAGTTTATATATTATAAGTGTATTATGTATTAGATAATAGTGTAAAGTTTATATATATTGATTTAATAGGTATTACTAGTGGAATAAGACAAAGCAGGGCATACCCTGTCAAATAATGCAGAGTTGAGGACAATCAATAAATTCCGCCCCGTTATGATATATTGTAAATATTTTAGATTAAATTGAAAAAAAATAACACAAAATTTTATATTATAAACTCAAAAACAATAATATTTTTTTTTAGTAGATATATGTCGATAAATTCACTAAAATTTTTTATAAAAAAACAAAGGTAATCACTCACATACTCTTTTATAATATCGGATTTGATTACGACTTAGCCATATTGACTACACATTTAATATATACTATAATAAGGTCGGAGGATAATGTAATTATGATAAAATATGATGAGGACGGTTTCCCTTACGAAGATACAATATCTCAAAAACAAGAGGACTTCGAGAAGTATGCACAAGCTCAACTTTCCCTTGATGATGTTCTTCTAATTCTAAACCTAACAGAAGAACAAGCCCAACAACAATTTAAGACAGACCGTTCCGACATCCACACCTACTACAAAGCCCTCAGAGCAAAAGGAAAAGCCAATCTTGTAACGGCACAATATGAAAAGGGAATATCCAGTCAAAATACAGCACTCCTTATTCATTTAGGTCAACATTGGGCAGACCAGACAAAAGGAAACTTTGCATCCGCACCCAATATCACTATTATAGATGATTCCCATATAGATTTAGAACCCTAATCACATAGAGGACAAACTTATGTATATCCAAAGACAAGAAGCTCTAGAAATACAAAAATCCTTACAGGATAGAATTATCGAATTGGAATCAAACAAACTTCCCAGAGCTAAAGATCCAAACATAAGAAGAGACTTGCAAGTTAAAATACAAAAATACAAAAACTCATATCTCTTTACGAAAAAATAAAAAAATATGGCAATACTTTCAAATCTTAAAACACTAAGAGGACTAAATTACGATGACTTTTGGCACTCTAACCACCTATACAATGTCCTTATGGGTTCAAAGAGGTCAAAGAAATCTCTCACCACCGCACTCAAACTTATATCACTCATTCTCCAACACCCAAAAAACAATATTCTTGCCATACGACGCTATTTTGTTGATCATAAAAAATCTACTTTTCCCTCATTATGTTGGGCAATATCCAAAATATTTACAGATCCACACACCAACCAGGATCATTCTCACACCTACTTCTCAATATCTAGCCCCAAATCCAAAGACCTTTACATAATTTACAAACCAACCGGACAACAAATCATATTTCATTCCCTAGACGACAACCAGAGAGTCAACTCCCTCTCCGCCTTCAAGGGAAACCTCAATATTTCCTGGATAGAAGAAGCCTATGAAATAGAATCCATAGAAGCTTTCGACACACTAACTTCCTCCATAACCCAAGCCGACAGTCCTTACAAACGATTCTACCTAACTTTTAACCCATTCTTAGAAACAAGTTGGTTAAAAACACGATTTTTTGACTTATCCCAAGAAGAAAAAACTTCTCAGTCAATCTTTACAAAAATAACTACTTTTAGAGACAATGAATTCTTAGGAAAGGACGACTTACTCACATTCCAAAACCTCCAAATCAATAACCCAAAACTCTTTGAAATCATTGGAAATGCAAATTGGGGCGCGGCAGAAGGCGTGATATTTCCAAATTTCATTGTCCGCGCATTTTCCTCACACAATATGGACATATTAGTCCAAAAATCTTCCCTTCCATATCGTCATATGTCAGCATATGAACGTGAAAATCTAATATACCGCCAAAATCCCCGTTTTGTTGACCATTATGGATTAGACTATGGATTTTCAAACCATCCTGCAACCTTTGTCAGGGTTACGGAGGATAGACGGTCAAAAATATTATATTGTCATTGCCCTTATTTCTATGAAACTAATCTCTCCAATATCCAATTATCTGATAAAATAAGAGAAACAGGAAAATCTAAATGTCGTATCTTCTCTGACCGCAGCGAACCCAAGACTAACAGCGAACTTTACACTCTGGGAATCAAAAATATTAAAAAACAAACTTACAAAACTATTGAAGAAGGTATCAAACGTATGCTAAACTATAAGATAGTCATACAAAATACCCCCCACTCAAAACCCGCAATACAAGAATTCACCAATTATCGCTACTATTATGACCCAAGACTAGACCAATTAACAAGAAAGATAGCTCCATCTGCAGACCATTACATAGACGCAGTGAGATACTCCCTGTGTGATGTTCTCCGTATGGACTTAACAGGTTTCCTCTATGTCTAAAAATAAACCAAGCATAATTCTTCTATACAAAACAAGCACCATAAACAGAAGAAGAAATAAAAATACTTACATTTCCAATGCAGAAATGATCACATAATAAACAAAGCAGCCTTACCTATTCCTGAAACAATTATTTTTTTAAATCAACTGCAAACAAAGGAGATTTATAAATTATGAACACAATAAACAATAATCAATTGCTTTTAGGTCAAATACAGTCAATTCCCGACGTAAGGTCATTTTATCCCTTTCCCCAAAATCCTCAAGACCTTATGAAAATATTATCTGATTATTATACTCAATCTCCTTTTGGATTACAAAATCTTAAAGCCAGACAATACTATGAGGGTATGCAAGACATTCTTTCATTTGCACCCACGTTTAAAAACATAATGGGAGAACAAGAAGAAGTCTTTTCAGAAAACAACACAGTCATTGACAACCAAGTAAAAAGAATGGTTGACCAAAAATCATCCTATCTAGCCTCTAATACAATGACAGTTCAGGCAGAAGAAGATGAGGAAGAATCAGGCTCAATACCAAACCAAGACGTAGACCTAATCCTAACAACCCTCCAGGACTATCTCCAAAGCGACATACGAGAAATATGCCGTGAAGCAATTCTTTTTAGAGAGGCTTTTTACGATTTTGACAGACGTAAAACCTTGCCCTCAGAGAATTGTATTCCCCTAAAAGGAACAAAAGAAAATCCGGACTTAGAAGGTGTTATCTCTGTAGAACCCAACACTTTTATGGAGGACAATAAATTTTATCTTTTCTTTGACATAACAATTTACACCACTCCCAATCCAAAAGATAAAATACAAATAATAAGACCTCCGGAATCTTATTACACTCCGGCAACAGTTATAACCCAAGACGGAGATACTTCCCCATTTAACATATCAAATAGAACAAAATTTAATCAATTAGTAGTGGGATTAGCACCACAAACAGCACAAAAAGGAACTCTCCTTCGTTTTCAATCTACTGCTTCGGTATATGTCCGCATAAAAGGACTTCAAGACGCGCTAAATCGCCTTCTTTCTACACTCCTAAACAACATATTTGAAGATAAGCGCTCTACAATTTTTGTTCTTAAAAATTATTCAGGAACAAACCTTGACAACTTCCGCCACAATCTCCTTACCTATGGTGTTATTCCTGTAGACACACTTGAAGGTGTAGAGGGGGACGTAAAAACTCTCAAAATAGACGTAAATACAGATAATCTTACTTTGTGCATAGATTTAATAAAGAAGGCTATTATTAGAAATGCGGGAGGTTATGATGTTGAAGACCTAAAAGCAGGAGTAACTCCAAACCAGATGACCATAAAGGCAATTTTCAACGAAATATCCTTAGATTCTGACAACATAGAATCACTTTTTGATATACCTTTCAGGAAATTAGTATCTCTCATACTTAATAAACCACAGTCAAACGACCAACCTGAATTAAAATTCAATCGTTCTAATGTTGTTATCGAATCGCAACAAATAATAGACATTATGAATTTAAAGGGATTACTCTCGACACAGTCTATCATTGAAAGAATTCCTGGAGTTTCAGATCCAAAAGAAGAATATCAAAAACTACAAGACGAAAAAGAAGAAGATTTTAAACAAGAACAAGAGAAATTACAGCAAAAAATAAATAACACACAGACTAATCAATCACAAGTCTATAATCAAACACAAGATTTATTGCACTAAAAATAGATTTGTGCTAGAATAAAAAAGAATAGAAAAAATTAAATCGCACCAAAGCGTAAAATGGAGGATTAAATGGCAAATAGTTTACAACAGGGTCAACCACAGAATCAACCCAACATTTCTCAACAAGACCAACAACAGGCAATGCAGAAACAGGAATCTTTTGGCGTCTCTCGCCAGGAGACGGCTTCCGATATAGCCGCACAGGGAGAAGTCAAAAATGTCCATCAATTTCAAAAAGACAATCCTAAACCTGTTCCCTATGATAGGTTTCAACAGGTAGTGGCAGAAAAAAATGCCATAAAAGAAAGAATGGATCAATTTGAAAATGCTATTGCAGGATTTTTGGCTAAAGAATCTAAGGCAGACATAAAAACATCTGACATTAAGGCTCTTACTGCAGATGACGTAGCACAAGTTGTTAAGGCTCAATTTATGGAAGTAGAGAGATTTCACGCAGAAAAGAATCTCCGAAATACTCTTGTAAAAACAGCTTTGGAACAGGGTGCATACGATTATATGGCACTTTCTCCATTTATCCCTCAAGAGGTAAATGCAGAAATTCAAAAAGGTAATGAAGAAATCCAAAATACATTTATGGATATAATTCAAAGTATAAAAAAGGATAAACCTTTTCTTTTTAAAGCAGAAAACCCCAATCAAGCCCCACAAAATAACCAACAAACACGGGGTCAAATGCAACAAAATCAAATGGTTTATGCCCAAAATCAAACAAACCCTAATAACTTATCCCCAAAGGATAAAGTTATGCAATTATTAACTTATCAGAAAATTGGAGGAAAATAAAAAATGGCTTTAGTAAATGGTCTTATAGGTACCGGAACTGCTGCCGCCGCTGCTCCGTATCAAGCAATAGGTGCGGCTTCCCATACTTTAGAAAGCATAATGTATGATCTTTGTTCACAGTGGAAAGTGCCCTTTATAGCTTTATCAGGAAAATCAGACAGGACAACAAGTTCGCAGAGATTTGCAGTAGCTTCTTATTATCAGGATGATCCGATCAACAATACAAGCGGAACAACCATTATGAATCCTGTTGTAACGGTTTCGGAACAGACTTCGACAATAGCACAAGCACCTGTGGCATTTAACACAGAACAGTCTTTCAACGTAGTTCAGTTGGTTACTGCAACAGTTGGTGCTACTTATCTTTCAGAATCTTCTTCAGATAAACTTACCCCTCTTTCAGTAGCTCCCGTAGCAAACGAAGGACGGACACAGTCTATACTTGCAGATCAGATTATGAGAAAACTTAGAGTAGTTGCTCGTTGGATGGAAAGATCAGCTCTTTATCAGACTTATCAAGAACCCACTTCGCCCACAGTTATGGGTAAAACAAGAGGTATTATAAGTCTTATGAGCCAGACAGTAGCTCAACCCAATACTTTAGAGGTTCCTAATGACGTAACAGGAACAGAGCTTCAGGACGCTATCGAAACTTTGATAGTTGCTATGGATATTAATGGTGCAGAATTCACAAGACCTGTTCTTATGTGTTCTCCTTTAACCGCAAAATTAATATCACAGGCTTATGCAACAAACACCAACCCCATAACTCTCTTGGATCAGGATAGATTCTTAGCAGGTTGGAATTACAATTTGATTATAACTTCTGTTGGAGTTCTTCCTGTTATCAGAAACAGATTTATGGTTAATGACGATCTCCTTCTTGTTGATTTTGATAAAGTAGGAAACGTATGGCTTCCTGTTCCTGGCAAAGGAAATCTCTTTGTAGAAGAACTTGCCAAAAGAGGCGCGGCTTCCGAACTTATGATTTATGGACAGTGGGGTCTTGATCACGGTTTATGGAATCATCACGGCTACATTAAATTCGTAGCTCCGTAAAAACCATAAAGGAGTAAATTAATGGCTACTTTTACCAAGTTTATCTATAATCGTAAAACTAGAAAATATGAACCTACTTTGTTGGACATACAGCCAGAAGAACCTGTAACAGACAATTATGTCTATGATACAATTAATTCGGACGCGAAAAAACCCCCAACAAAGAAAGCTTCTGCTTCTAAAAAAGATTCTTTGGATGAAGGAGAGCTTACGTTAGACGATTTAATAGGAGCATAATATGGCAGAAGAAGTAGAAGAATTATTACCCGAAGATGAAGAATTAGAGGAAGAACAGGAAGAAGATGTTGTTAAAGACATTATCCTTCCACTTCTTATGAAAGATTTAGAGGGAATGGACGAAAAAATTGATGAAGAAATGGCACTTCGTTACATTTATGAAGCTGAACAATTCATTAAAAATTTCTGTTTTATCCCTGAAATTCCCGATGAACTTTTCTTTACTTGGGTAAAACTTGCAAAGGCTCGTCTTTTGGCTGGATTGAGGGGTTGGTATCAAATAATGGGGCAAGATTCTCCACTAACCGATAATACAATAACCCAATACATCGAAGCTGAATATGCTGTCAAGTTTGCAGGTGCTTCTACTTCTTCTGGAGGTAATTCTTCAATAGCGGAATATCTTGCTTGGCTTGAAAATTCCGCTATTCAGGAATTGATACCCTTCAAGAGAGTAAAATATGTTGGAGGAACACATCAGAAAGGGATATAGCAAAAAGGTATGGCAATCTACTTCAGACCGCAGAACGCACCGTCTTGGTTTCCACCCGTTTCAATAGCTGGTGGTGTGCTACCAAATTCTTTGCCTATGAAAGCTGTAGTAGAAACGGTAGTATCTCAATACATAAAGAATCTATTGCCGCCATTGCCTAAACTTCCTAACTTACCTGCATTAAAAACACAGGCTCTTAGATACCTTCAAACTTTGTCGGTGGATTTAGTTCCACCACAATATAAAGTTCTGATAGATGTAGCAAAGTCTGGAGTTCCAGGAGCGGCAGGACTACTTTTAAAAATGCAATTTGCCAGAATGATACCCAGAAATTTCATTCCATAAGGGGATAAATAATGTCAATACAGTCGAATATGTTTTCGAGACACATTCCTAAACTAAAACGGTTAAGAAGGCAAGCCCATAACTGTTTAGTCGACATTTATAACCCTATTGTAAAAGAGATAAATGCAGATTTATTTAGTTCTGATCACGAAAATAATGTGGGTAGAGGAACTTGGGAAGATCAACCAACATACGCAAACATACCTGCTTTTATATCTTTTAATCCGTCTACAGGAAGCTCTCAACCCACCATAAACTATGTTTCAAAAGCTTCTCCGCTAATGAAGGACGGTCAACAAGCTGTAAGACTTATAATTGATCCAGATTTAATTATCCACAGAGGTTCAAAGATTGTTGTAACATACGTTAATTGGTTTGATCAAGAAGAGAGAAAAACAAGAACGTATATTTCTGCAGGAGGCGCAAGGGATGGTCAGACAGCTCAAATAGTATTTTTCCAAGACGAGGAATATTTAGGATAATGGAAGATATAGACGGCTATTTAGTTGACCTTTTAGGAAGCTCTAAGGAATATGAAGCCGCAATTTTGTCGGTTCTTAGAAAATATACCCCCACGAGGGAAACAACTAAATGGCATATTCCCCCAACACAGGGCAACTATCACGGCTTAGAAGATAAAGACATATCGGATATAAAAAGAGAGTATCGGAGGGATAGACCAAGTAGATCTGGAGTAAGTCCTAGATGGGCTAACTATAGAAGAAAGTATGGAAATAGACAACCTGGAACTTTAGCTAATTCTTGGGAAATGAGGATAGAGGGCAGGAGTATAAAGTTTGTCAATACTGCGGAGTATGAAGGCAAACCTTGGGCTAAGTTTGCTTTTGGGGGTCATAAGATAAAGGCTGGTTTCAAAGCAGCGATAAGAAGACAGGTTAAAAAAGATATAAGAGTCAAAGCTTTGTCCGCTTTAGATGATTCGGGAGAGAATAGGCTTTCGGGTCAAACTGCCAGAACATCTCTCAAAAACAGGGTGGCTAGATATACAAAAGAGATTATAAAAGCCAATAAAAGCGTTATAGCGGAATTTGTCTCTAAAAAAGAACTCAAAAAATTGGAGGAAATTTTCGATAAAAAAATATCAGGATCTTCTGGGGATTTTATCAATGTTTTTCATAGAAGTTCAAAAAAAACAAGAGAGACAGAACAGGTAAGACAAAAGCTTATCATCCCAAGATATGAGCCTAAATGGAGAAAATAAAATGGCTATACAAGTTTATGATAACATAACAAAACCGATAATAGAAGCTCTGGCGGCTAAGATAAATGCTATTTGTCAAGGTCTTAAAGTAAAGGTAGACAGACAGATGACTGCAGGAGAAGAAGGTGTTGTTGTTTATATTAACAACATATCGGAAGAAGAAGTTAATAAAAGTGAAGCCAGACGCTTGTATGAGAGAACTTATGCCTTCGGGGTAACACTTTATAACCAAAATTCTTCAGATAAGACTTATGTTGATTCTGATTTTTTTGACACTATCTTTGGACAATTAGACAGCATTATTTTTGAGTTTCAAGGAGTAAAGCACGAATTATTTATACAAAGTAAGCAAGGAAGTTCTGAGACATATCCTTGTTTGATAATTTTAAGACCACACCCGCTATTGGTGGGTAAAAAATCTTTAATGTCAGAATATGACGACGGACTTGCTGAAATGATATTTATAGAAGAAATACTTGACAATTAGGAGGATTTAATGGAAGATATAGATAAAGGTGTTTCGGAGATAAAAGAACCCAAACAACCAAAAAATACGGGTGAAATAAGAACAGAAATAGAGGTAGAACCTCGAACCGTAGTCGATAGCGTTATATCGTATGAAAGTGCAATTCAAGACAGGACATTATCTCCTGCAGAGAGATTCAAACTTAGAATAACTCTTAAAAAAGGTGCTTCATATAAGAAAAGCGCACTCAAAAAAATACTAAACAAGGAGTAGAAGACTATGGCTTACGGTGGTGGAATATTTAGTTCTTTTGACAAGGACTTATTGGGCGTATATTTTAGAAGCATAGAGGGTTCTGCACTACGAACTCAAAATCGTGGCTTTGTAGGTATGATTATGCAAGACTTGGGATGGTCTCCCGAAGGCGTTTATTCCATAACTTCTGCTGACTTTAATAGAGACGGCAGATATATGTTCTTGGCTAATACAAGAACAGAAGCGGCATTTATGCCTCTTAGAGAAGTTATGAGAAACGCCAATGTCGCTTTTGTGTTCAATACTGCAGAAGGTGGGACAAAAGCTTCTAATACTTTTGCAACAGCAAAATATACAGGTTCAAGAGGAAATAATCTTACGGTAGTTATTTCGCAAGGACTTACCGTTGATACCTATGATGTGGAGTTAAAAGCAGTAATTGACGGTGTTTTAGAAACACTTTTAATTCACAGGTCTATTACTTCATTGGCAGGACTTCCTTCAAATAATTTTGTAGATTGGAAAGAATCGGCTACTCTAGCGGTTACTGCAGGTATGCCTCTTACTTTAGGAGTTGATAAAACACCTATAGTAGATTTTGACGCTCAATTTCTGTCTGAAGTATCTAATTATGACTTTAATGTTATAGTCTATGCTTCAGCAGATCCTTTGAAAAACCAAGCGTTTTGCGAATGGGTTAAGGAATCTAGAGATTTTGAGGGAAGATTTTTTCAAGGAGTTACTTACAATGTTAATTCCAATCTTGCCTCAATATATTCTGTTTCACAACACAGAAACCTATGTTATTGGGTTGCAGGATTGGCGGCTAAATCCGGAATGAGAGAAACCATAGCGGCTATACCTTATGACGGAGAGCATAAAGATCTCATAACAAACTATTCTGCGTATCAAATGAGACAAGCAACTCTAAGTGGGCAGCTTATTTTTCACGATATGGAAAGAGGTATTAACCCCGAAGCTACAGTGTTTGCAATTTATGATGAAGTTACCAATTTGGTAGCCCCATCTAATTACGAACCGAGAGTTTTAAAGAGTGGACACGTATTCAGAGTAAGAGATATTATTAGACGTTGGATTAGAGCTACCTGGTTTGCTAAATATGCCCAGAAGGTTCAATATTTGGCGGCAAGAAATGGTATACGCTCTGATGTTGCGGCTTATTTTGACGAATTGAAGAACGATGTTATAGAGCCTGTTCCTCTTTCTGAAATTATAGCAGAAGAACCACCCGAAACTTCGGATATGGATGAGAATATGAGAAAGCGTTCAACTTATTTGCAATATCCTCTTAGTGTAAGAGCCTTTGCAGGAATCCTATATGTTACGGAAGTTCTATACTAAGAAAGAAAGGAAGGTAAATTATAATGGCTACACCTACTCAATTTAATTTGGTAAATATAAAAAGATTAGTAGACAATGACTTTACTTCTGTTTTAATGTCTATTGATGACAGAATACTGGACGTAAATTATGCTTCCGATTTTTCTATAGATTCAGATTTTGACAATCAGGTTATACCTATTTTAGGAACTAAGGAAGATCCCATAAAAACAAATAACGTAAACATATCTTTCTCACTTACAGAATATGTAGTTAACTCTGTTTTTCCGAAAATAGTTTCGGATTATATGGAATTTGGAAAACTTCCTGATATTGGATTCTTGATTACTCAAAATGATCCTAACTCAATATCTGGTCAACAAGTAGTAGCTTTGAAAGATTGCACTCTTTCCGGTATACAGGGTCTCGTTACCGCTATGGCGGCAGGACAAACAGCTACCAGAGGTATATCCGGAGTAGCAAGAAGTTTCAGACTATTAGAAGAATTTGCAGATACTTTATAGAAGTGCGCAATACTCTTTCACTTTGTCAGGAGGGGCAGTAGCCTACGCTGCCCGTCTTGGCACACAGAAGGAGCGAATTTATATTATGGAGGAAAGAGCAAAAATGTCAGCAGTGAAAGGGTTTATTAAAGGTTTTAAGGATCTGATAGCACAAAAACCGGAAGAAGTAAAAGTTATTATAGAACCAAGATGGCTTGATGATGGCGGAAATCCTGTTGAATGGATTTTTAAAGAACTTACTGCAGTAGAAGTGGAAAAAATTATAGAAGATAAGGGAATGGCAGATTTTACTATGAATTTGGCAGTTGCAAGTTGCGTATATCCCGATTTTAAAAGTTCTTCTTTACTTCAAGAATTAGGGGTAGGAACTCCTATGAAAGCTGTGGAAATGGCTACTTCTTCAGCAAAAACAAGAAATAGAATGTATAAGATTGTAAATGACCTACACGGTTTTGGAGTTTCGGCAGAAGATGTAATTGAAAAAATAAAAAACTAATAAAAGAAGGCAAGGGAGATTGGGGTTTAGCATTTTATGCTTGGAAGAATCATCATTTTCCGCCTTCTGGTCAATCTTATTCAGATATGTCCGATAGAGCAGTTATGGTTCTTTATGCTTTTGCAAGTTTTGAATCGGATCAAGCTAAAGAACAAGAAAGAGAAATGGAGAAACAAGCTCTTTTAAGACAAGCAAAAAGTATGCAAAGCACAGCTTCTAAACCAAGTTTTGCAGGAAGAAAAAGAATACCTACCCGAAGAAGATAAAATCTTCGGGTTTTTTATTGTTTGTTTTTTTGGTTTATGTTAAAATAAGAGATAGATTACTTTTTGGAGATTTCTTATGGCAGAAAACGAAGAAATTCAAATAGATTTAAAAGGCAAAGATAGGGGTTTATCTAGTGAAATAAAGAACGTAAAAAAAGATTTTGACGCTCTGGCTAAATCTATTGATACTGTCAATCTAAAACTTGGTTCTTTTCAATCAAACACACAAAAAACTCCTATGTCCAAAATACCGAAATTGGGCAAAGCACACCAATTACTTTATGGGCCTGGAGCGAATGTTTTTGGTTTTTCGAGTGCTGCATTTCGACCATACGTAGTTCCTTCTGGCCCTTTAGCAGGAAAATATTTTTCAAATAGAGGACAAGCACAGAGAGCCATAGGCAAATATAATCTCCAAAGAAAACAAGAAAACCAACAGTATAATGAGGCTTTGTTAAAACATCAAAGTCTTACACAATTAAGACAAAATATAGCAGAATCCAAAGTTATACTTCTTGATCCATTAACAAGGGGGAATATTCCCAGAGTTGGAAACCTATTCGCTGGTTCTGGCTTGGATATAATGGAGAACAGAGCCGCCCAATCCATTTATTTTAATAGTAGGTTGGAAGCTCTAAGAGCAGATAAATTAGCCCGCAAGCCGTATAGAGATATGTTGGCTAGAATGTATAGGGAAGATAGGGCAAGATCAAGTGCATACGGATTCAAGAACATAAGTGCAAGTCAGGCTATAGCCGAAGCAAGTTTAGTAAGAGATCCCCGTTCTTATGCCACAAGACAAGCTTTTTTAAGACAACCAATTCAAGGAGCGGAACTACCACCAGGTTTTGTAAGAAGGGGTGGTACACCTGGTTTATCTCCTTTTATGCGCGGAATAGAAAGAGTTGGATTTGGTTCAGAACAAGCATTAGATTGGTTAAGAGGCAATAGAGAATCTGCTTATGGTTTGGGTCTGGGCAGATTATATAGACAAGCCAAAGGAATTTCTGTTGTTGGAAGAGCATTGCCGCAAATAGCTCAAGTTGCCGTTAAAAATCCTTATGCGGCGTCGGCAGTAGCCATAGGATATGGAGGCTATAAAGCCACAAGTGCTTATATAGGAACGGGTGTAAATTTAGGCAGACAAGGAATAGGAAATATAGTTCAAGGTTTAACTACTCCTTTTCAAACGCTTTCTAATGCCACAAGGACACTTATTTCAAACTTCTTGGTATTCTCTGGAGTTATGTACGGACTTCAGTTTATTATAAAAAGACTTGCCGACATATCTTCTCAAACTCTTGAAGAAGCTTACAATCCTATTAACGAGAAGTATAGATTTGCCGCATTTATGGGTTCTGATACTGCGGGTGCAAAAAACTATGCTCAGAATTATATGATGGGTTTGTCTAAGGGCGGTTTTATTAACTACCGCAATTTGGGGGCAGATACTTTTGAATTAATGGCGGGCCAATCTGATCTTTATTCTGATCCCAGAAAAGCGGCTAGTATTATATCTGCTATTGCTATGCTTGGCAACATAAGCGGTTCTAATCCTCAACAGATACAAGCCGCTATAGGCACAGCTACTAAAGGCTTATCAAATAATTTATTTTTAAGAGGGGATGTAAATACCCTACGTGATACTAACCCCAAACTTTATGCCTATATGGATAGGTATGCAAAAGATTTAGGGTATAGTGGGTCATTACCCCAACTGATGAAAACTAAAGAATTTGGAGCTGAATTTTTTAATAATATGTTGGCTAAATATCTTCCGGAGATAATAGCCGAAAATAGGGCAATGCCTTTTTCTCCAGAAAGAATGAGATCTACTTATCAAACGGCACAAGCTTCAAGATATATGGAGCGTGGTGGGTTCATAGAAGCATTTGGCAAATCGGATTATAATGAAAAACTAAAATCAGATATAGAATTTATAGCTCAAAAATCAGTAGATTTCAGACTATCTTTGCTTCAAGGTGTTATGGAAGCATATAAATTCTTTAGTGATCATAGAGATGAAATATCCGGATGGCTTGGAAATTTAGGTAAATGGACTTTAGAATCTTTTAAAACTTATGCATCGTCTATAGCTTCTGCTCTTTGGGGTGCATTTACTTGGGGGGCTGGAAAATCAGCGTTTATAACAAATTTAGGGGCAGGACAACTTCAGACTAGTTTAGCTATGCTAATGCCCACAAAAAGATTTACTCCCGCACCGTCAACCACTAATACTGCTTCTTGGTTTTTTGCACCTCCTGTAGCTATGTTGTCTAGAGGTGTTGATCAGACAGCAGATATTTATGGTTATTATTCTAACCTTCCTAGTCTTAGACAAGCAGGAAAATCATTTAGTAATATGCTCACAGGTCCTGTTAATATAATGTCAACTAATTTTGGTATGGCAGATCAGTTTAGACTTGCTACAGACGCAGTATATGAATTTGTTAGGGCGGCGGCTATAGCAGAAACAGATGTTTCTGGAAATTCAGATAACCTTAAAAATAAAGCACAAGAAATGGTAGATACTGTTTGGAAGGCAGGGGAAAATTTAGTTAATAAATTTAGAGAAGTTGCCGCCAATATGTTGGATGCCATAACTAATGCGGCAGTTGCTATGACGAGTATTTTATCTGGAGTTTTAAATTTAGCCCAATCTGCGGCGGGTGCTGTAGGCGGAGCGCAGGAAATATACAATAAAGGAATAGATTTATATAATTGGACACCAGGGGGTGCGGGTTACAATTTTGGTAAAGCCATATTTGGTCAAGAAGGAACTTCTGCCTTGAAAGCAGATCCAAATGCGGCAAAACTTTTGGAATATAAATTAGGTAAAGGTGTTACAGACACAAACCAATTTATAAAAGATATGGAAGAATACAATAAGAAAACACAAGAGTGGCTTAAAAATCCGCTTAGTTCTACACCCCCACAATGGGGTGAAGGAATTGCAGGAGCTGTTATTGGTTTAAAGAGTATTCCTGGTGCTATAGGTGGAATAGACCCGAATATAAATGCCATAAAACATCCATTAGATGATATAGCAGGAAACACAAGAAGTATGAACGATAAGATGTCTGCTCTTGAAAAACTTTTACAGGATATTACTAGAGACCAGGGTTTAAGAAAAGTAGATACCATAGGGACAATAACTTATGGTGGCGGCGGTATGTATGGAGATATTGACGGCATAGTAAACAGGTCAACTCAAACTATTTGGGAACAACAACAAAGAGGTCCGGCTTTTGTTGTAGCGGAGGGTTATAACTAATGAATCTTTTGCCAGGAACTATGTTAGAGGGTATAACTTCAGGACTTTCTTTTAATGAAATAGCTAACGAATCTGCTAATGGAAGAATACAGGGCTATGAAATATGGATTGGCGGTATGAGATTTCCCGTATCTCCTTCTGATATTAAAATAGATATAGGCGGTCAATCGGTAGTGGTAAAATTAGCCGATACTTCTTCAATATCAATTCAGCAAATGCCCGACTTAAATAGATACACTATGGAATTATGGCTGCCAACAGTTAAAACACCACAAGATTGGTGGATTCAGACTAAAGCCTCTGATGTTGGTTCTTATTTTGTTCAATCAACAACAAGTGGTTCAGGACAACCAACCTTTAAAGATCCTTTTGGAGCGCATAGACTTCTTCCTGGTGAAGAAGGACCGGAATTACCATTTCCTCCGAATGTGGGACAGATAATAGACCTTAATTACAATCAACAAGAATATATAGACCATTTAGAATTTTTGAAAGGAAAATTAGAATCTTTTGATTTTGTTATTTTAAGGGCTTATGATCACAAAACTAACCAATTTAATACTGCCCAAAAGGTAACTTTGGAAGATTATTTTATAAGTCAAACAGCCTCAAAAAGCAGACACGATGTATATGTTACAGTCAATCTTCTTCAATGGAAACCTGCTAAAGTTTTTAAAGGCTACCAGACTACAGACGGACAAGGAAATAAAACTTGGGAATATAATACGGAAACACAAGAAGTAATTCCGGAAGTTCCTAAATTTACCGCTATTACAGCAGACACAGATTCTTTGTGGAAAATTTCACAAAGATTTTATGGTTCTGGGTCTGGATGGGGTGCAATAGCAGAGGCTAATAAAGATAAAGTTTTTACACCAAATTTTTTAGACGCAGGTATAATTTTGAGACTACCTTCAGTTAATGATATTTTGAGATATAGAAGGGATAGAGGAATTTAATGACAACAATAAGTTTAGCGCCTTATGTTTTTAGACAGACCAATGAATTTTCTTGTGGTCAAGCCTCTGTTGCTATTATTGCTAATGCCTTAACAGGAAAAAGACTAACCGATATGGATATAAACAATAAATGGGGTTATAGTCTTTTTTCCGCGTTAAATTCAGAATCTGGAAAACAATTTTTGGATTTTAATTTTACTCCAGAAAAATTTATGAACGCCATTTGCCCGTGCATAATCGGTTTAAGCGGTCCTAAATTTTCTCCTTCTGGCAGAGGTCATATTGTTGCCGTAGAGAGCATATCTCCCGCTATGATAAGAGTTGCTGATCCTGCCACAGGAACAATGAGAACAGATTTTACATTATTAGATTTTTTAGCCGCCCCACCACACCCAGACGGTAAATGGATTTGGTCTTTAGGTCAAGAAGTTAAACCCCCCGCGCCTCCGCCAACTCCCGCAAAACCTCGGGAAGAAACTTTGGAGATAATTGATATTGAAGATAAAGAATATGTTGCCAATAGGACTGCAGAGGTTACTATAGTTATAGATAGATATAAGTCTAAAGGTGTTTATGAAAGATTTATTTATCCTATAGTTGATGATATATCCGTAGATAAAGAATTTATGTCAACCCCCTCTACAGCAAGTTTTTCTATTGTTATTCCCGATAATCCTACGGAAGTTACTGTTGGAGATCACGTAATAATAATGGTTAATAAAACCAATCTCTTTCAGGGCTATATAGATAAAGAACACATTAAATATACTTATATGGAAGGTAATAAAAATTATTATATTAAGGCCATAGGGGCTACGGACATTATGGCTAATTTAGCTCTTAATTATGAGTTTGCACCCTTGAAAGATATGACTTCTACGGAAGTTATAAAGAAAATGTGCAGCACTTACGCCATAGAAACAGGGGAAATAGCAGATACTATAACAAAAGTTCCTCAAATACATCAAGATTATAATCAGAGTTGTTTGAGCGTAATGAATTGGCATTTAGCCGAAACATTTAAGTACACAGGAACAAATTATATTATTTATGCAGATGAAGGAAAAATTCATCTTAAAAAAATAAGGGATCTTGTATGCGATGTTATCTGTAATCCTATGACTTGCACTCCTTGTGATTATAGACAATCCATAGATAAAATGTATAATTGTATTGTGATAGTTAGGAATCAGCACAAGAAAGTTCAAACTATGGAACAGGCTATGGAGCAAGACGATGAAAGCATAGCAAGATATGGCAGGAGAACAAAGATAATAACCGAAAGCGGTAATTCAGATATAAATATTAAGCAAGCCGCCAAAAATTGTCTTGCATATTATAAAAATTTAAGAAGATACATAGATATAAGGGGTCAAGCAGGAGATCCTTTGGTAAGGGGCGGAAGTGCTGTGTTTGTAGATTTACCTGGAATAGTTAGCAAAACATTTATGGTAAAATCAGCTAAACACAATATAACAGGAAATCAATACAGTATGGATTTAGAATTATTTGGCGGGGATGTAGGAGAACTTTAGTGTTACAAAATGCTTTTGGAACAATGCAAGAAGTTATGTCAAACATAGTCGATAGTAAATCACCTATGGATATTATGCAGGGTAAAGTTATAGCCGTAAAGCCCCTAAAAATATCAATAGGAAATTCTTATGTTTTAGAAGAAAATGATTTACAATTATCTCCTTTGGTTCAAGATATGAATGTTCCCGTTTCTTTTACTGCGGATACTTCAGCTACAGAAGAAAGACATAAGCATAAGGGTGTTTTTGTGGAAAGTGGAATAGATTATATTTATGAAACTTCTGAGGAATCGGTAGTAGAAAATGGTCAAATGGTTGTCCCTCCAGGACCTTTTTATCCTGGTCCAGGTTCGCAACCAAGCACCGAGAGAGGATCATTAAGCCACTTCCACATAACAACCGGAACATTTGATATGGTTTTTCATTTTGGATTAGCTGTTAATGATTACGTAGTTATGCTAAAATATAAAGGTGGGCAAAGATATTTAGTTTTATTTAAGATTCAAGGAGCGGCAGAAGAAAGTGAGTAATTTTTTTACACAAACAGGATTCATAGGTTCTTCTTCCACTGTCAGGAAAGCACCTAAAATAGATTGGGAGCATAACAGAAACTTTTCTTACGTTGAGGCTTTTGATTCTTTAAGGCAAAGATGTGAGAAACGACTTCAGACAGAGCAAAGACAATATTATGCTTATCCTTTTTCTTATGGGGTTAGGTTGCAAGATTTAATTAATAAACCTATGGGATATGTCCAAGCAGTAATTCAAGGAAGAATAACAGATGCTCTGTTAAATGACGAAGAGATAGACGGTGTTGGTAATTTTAGGTTTAATGTCAATGGAAGAAAGATTCACGTAATGTTTGACATAAATACAATCTATGGTGATATGCCACAAACATTTATGGGCATAATCTAAGGAGAATATTATGGATAGTTTATTCAGGGGTCAAACTAAAGAAGTAATTCTGGCAAGAATGTTATCCAGAACTAATAATTCTGTAGATAGAAGCGAAGATAGTTTGGTTTACGACGCTTCTTCTACTTGTGCAATCGAGTTAGCTCACCTTTACATAGAAGCTGAAAGAGTTTATGGAAGCTCTTTTATGTCTAAAGCTTTAGGTCAGGACTTAATTGATTTAGCCTTTGATAGAGGTGTAGAAAGAAGATTGGCTTCTCATTCTCTGATTCTTATGCAGACCTTCCCTTACACGGTTATTATTCCCCTGGGAGCTGTTTTTATGACAGGAATAGCTTCTTTTGAAGTTATAAACAAATCAGATATGGGAGAAGGTTTATATGTAGCTCAATGTAGAGAAGCAGGAACTTTGGGCAATATAGGATCTGGTTTTCTTAATCCTGCCTCCCACATTCCAGATTTAGAATGGGCGCAAATTTTGGCAGTTTTAGCTCCTGCCGCAGATGACGAAGATTTAGAATCCCTAAGAATAAGAGGTATGCTTAGTTTTGGATTCCAACCTTATTCCGGAAATAATGTTTATTTTAGAAGGGTTGTTGGAGATATTCCAGAGGTCGGAGCAGTAAAAGTTGTTCACGTTTCAGCAGGATTTGTAGATATTTATATATTGGACAATGCTCTCCAGATTCCAACACAACCCCTTATAGATATGGTTCAGGAGCTTGTAGATCCACTCCCCTTCGGAACAGGTATGGGTCTGTCTGGTTTTGGTTATCAAGTAACAATAAAAGAACCACAAGTAATAACAATAGATATAGATACTAATGTTAGAACACCTTTGCTTTGGACAGCGGCAGAAAGGAAAGCTGTTCTTTCTAAAACTATAGCAGAAGTTTTACTTAATTACAATATGGGTTGGGAAAGTAGGATGTCTTTGGCGGGAGAATTAGTAATAGAATCAATACAATCAGCTTTATATGTTGCAGGATTTGAAGATGTTTCTGGAACACTTATCAATGGATTTGCAGTTAATTTTATAGGAGATCCTTTAGCAATACTTGTCGGAGGATATATAAATGCCGTTGAAATTAGTTAATTTAGCTGAATATGTTCCTTTGTTTATTTCTGATATAGATACTATAAGAAGGTTTTTTGCTATGGTAGAACCTGAATTTAGATTACTTTGGAATCTATATCTAAAGATTTTATTAAACAAACGCCCTGAGACTGCAGATAATGAAGGTCTGTGGGATTGGGAAACAATGCTCGGCATAAGACACGATGGAACTATACCCAACAGGCGTGAACGTGTAAAACTTCGTATGGCTAGGAATAACAGATATACTTTTAATTATCTTGTAAGACTTATGGAAGCTTTTGCAGGAACAGGAAGATACGAAATAGATGATTCTCTCTTATATACAGATTTCAAACTTAAAATAAAAGTAATTCTTCCAGTTATAGATGATTTAAAAGAAGTAATGATGATATGTTCTCACGAAGGTATTATTTCTTCGCACATAGGTATAGACTTTGAAGTTGTAGAAGAAGTTGAATATGAAAACGAGATACTTACAGATGTTTTAAACAAATACCAAGAAGAAATAGATATTTCTGGTTATACAACAAGTGATGGGACTATTTTTGCGATAACCATTGAGTAGGAGGAATTATGGCAACAGGTTTTTTAACAACACAAGGAAACAGTATCTTTGCAGATTTAGCGGGTGGTTTGGGTGAAATAAGTTATGTAAGAGCAGAGGCTTATGCTTTTGCTTTTGCCGACGAAAATGAATATACAACAACCTCTCCAACACCCGTATTAAACACGACAGTTATTGCTTATGGTTCTAACGGAACTTACGCGAATATAGACGTAGGTTTTGATTTATCGCAGGTTTTAACACCCGCCACATCAATTAAATCAGTAATGCTATTTGCTTCTATGTCGCATTTGGGAATAGAAACACCTTACAAACTTATTAATATAGCTGAAGTTCCTATAACAAGTGGTGTTGGTGCTGTTTATACTCTAGCTTTAAGAGATTTTTTTACATCAAAGTTTCTAGATATGATACCTTCCGTAGAGATAGGAACACCGATAGCACACCAGACAGACAATAGAAGGCACAATCTTCAACAGATAAACAACGATCCTGAAGATATACTTGTTCACTCTACAGGAACTACTTCGGTTAATTTAGGGGATATTTTTACTTTTGTTCCAAGAATTGATATTATAGGTCAAGGATCAATAAGGTTTGAAAAAGGTTTTATGGCCACTCTTACACAGAGAGATATTTCTGGAGAGGTTGAGAATCTTTATATGAAGTCGGGGAATCTCTATGTAATAACCCTTACTCCTGAGGGATTTACATACTTCAATAATAGCCCGTTTAAGCGTTTTAATGGAACAATGGGGATATTTGACGGTTATGGTTGGAAGAATGTGCTGCCGGTAGGGCTTGTGTGTATCTGGAATAGTTTAACAGAGCCTCATTGGGGTTATTTTTTAAATGGTAAAACCATTCCTATGAAAGATAATGAAGATTTAGCACAATTTCTAGGATATGGAACTTCAGTTCCTTATTTCCAACTTCCGGATTATAGAGGAAGAACCATAGCCGGTTATAATCCTTCTTCGGGAGGTGTTGTAGATAATGGTAGGATACCCGCACAAATACTTAACGGATATGGCGGTGTTTATCAAAAAACTCTTACTTCTCCCGCTCACACTCACGGATTTTCAGCAAGCGTATCCGGAACTATGAGAGCTACAAGAGAAGGAGATGGGTCAGTAATAAATAATCCACTTATGGTAATTGCTATGGATAATCCTTGGTTTAATTTTGGAGGTGGAGCATTTCCTTTTCAAACCGGAGGAACCGGCATAACAGGCCCAGGTATTGGAACAGCTCATTGGTCATCGGTAGGTCAGGATTGGGGTGGAACATTTCCTTCGAGTAGTTTATCTTTCGGGGCAAGACTTGGGAGATTAAGTTTTCAGAATATGGCTATTTCAGGAACAGTTGCTTCTTCAGGTTCAAATGCGGCACAGGATATAACCAATCCTTACGTTGCTTCTAATTTGGTAATTGTTCACGGGAGGGTATAATGATAAAACTCCAAACAACACAAACGCATATTTCAAATTTGCTTAACGGGGCTGTAACCTATTCCGATTTTCAATTAGGAGCAGGCTCTACTGCACAAGATGGAGATGAGGCATTATCCATATTTATTGCTTCTTATCCTATTATTTCAATGTTATATAAAAGAACAAATCTGGGAGATACCGAAAATTCAGATACACTTGTATATGATATTCAATTACCTTCTGTTCCTAATCAACCTGTTGTCGTAACAGAATTTGCTCTTATGGCTATAAATCAAAATAATGAAACTTACATTGCTATGTATGGTTTTTCAGATACAGGATTTCCTATAAATACAGATATGACAGGAAACCTTTCGGGTATAGCCAAAATGCTTGTAAACAATACTCTTAATTTAACTCTCGGCGGTGAATCAATACCATTCTCTTTATTTTTAGATCACATATCACAAACACCAGAAAGTTTACCAAACGGTTCTCACGGACTGTACGTAACAAACGATGTTATTTATATAAATGAAAGAGCCATAGCACAGATAGCTGATTTAGATGAATATGCAAACATAATAACTTTACATATAGATGCAATTCCAGGAGAAACAGTAGATGTTCACGGTTTTACCATAAACCAAGAATCAAATAGACTTTCGTTTGAGGAAAAAGATATTGCGTGGATTACTGACATTGCGTCTAATGTAAGTCAATCTTCAAATACAAACCTGTTTGTAAATGGGAATTTAGACATCTGGCAAAGAAACGATATTGCAACAGTTACATCGACAAGAAGAACTGCGGCAGATAGATGGCAATATAGAGGTCTTAATTCTGCGGGAGCCGCAACAAATATGTCGGCTATCCGAAAAACACAGAGCCCTATCGGCGCGATGTATTTGTCTGCTATAGATTCAAATCTGGCGGCTTGTGAATTTAGACAAGAACTTGGGGCTAATTTTATTAATGCTATTTATGATTATTTCAGACTATATGAAAATCTTGCATCGATGGTTACGTTTACGATTATAGTCAACAGCGGCGGGTCAGCTTCTCAAATTTTCAGTTATTCTATGACTTTATCTCAGATGCTTTTAAACGGAAGCAATCCTGACATAATACCTATCTATGACCTTACTCCTCCAATCTCAGATCAAAACGCATTTGGTTTCGATACTGTTTCTGGTTTTTTTTACTTTAAAGTGCCCGCAGGCGCGGGAAGAAACTACCACATTGTTCATCTAAAGCTGGAATTAGGCAGTAAGTTTACAGGTCTTTCAATAAGACCGGTTGATACTGAATATTTAGACTGCCAAAGGTATTATCTAACAACGGTTGATTCTGGGCAGCTTGCGATGGGTAAGATTTCGGGTTGGGTGGGCAGTTTTACTATAGTAAAAAATCTTTCGCCGAAAATGGTAAGGGAGCCGGTGGGATCCGGAGCTAGCGATACAACTTCAAACGCGTCAATAACATCGCAAACTTTTTCCGCAGACTCTATTACTATTGTGGTAAGCGTAGCTGCGTCGGGGGGGGATGTTTTTGTATCTGCGAGACGCAGATGGGCCTACCTAGAGGCAGAATACACTTCATAATGGGAGATTAAAAATAATGTCAAAACCTTTCAGAACTGAAATAAAATATAACGACGATATGGAAGTTATAGAGTCAGAAAGCAAATTCTGGATTATAAACGACGCTGGAGAAGAAATAGAAGTCAGTTATAAAGAATATCAAGATAACTTAAAAAAAGCCTCAAAACCCATAAAAACTGACAAAGAAAAAATAAAAGAGCTTGAAGATAAGCTTACTACGATTGAATCTCTTAACAGAGAAATAAGCAAAAAGCTCGAAGCGATAGATAATAGTTTGTCAGATAGACCTTACACACCAGATCAATCACTTAAAAAACAGTAAAAAAGGAACACAAATGGAAACAGTAAATATTTCTGAAAAATTAATAAATTCAAAAGGTTTTGAAGCCCTGCTCCACGATCCGTTTTTTGTATTATTGTTTATTTTTTGCTCAGTAGTTATTCTTTTAGCTATCAAAATTGTGCTATTTATAGGTAAAAAAGATCAGATATTTTTAGAAAATTTAACAAAACAACGAGAAAAATACACGGAAGAACTTAAAGTTCAAAAAAAAGATCATATGGAAATTCTAAAAATAACTTTGTCATCTTTTGACACAGTTATTAAAGAATTTAAAAGTTCTTCAGAAAAAATTCACGAAAAAACAGATGAAATATACAAAACAATATATACAAATAATGATCTTTTGCAAAAAAATACTAAAATACTAAACAGGATAGGGAGGGCTCTTTTAAAAGTTATGAAATAAAGGGGAAATAAAAATATGGAAGAACAGGCTAAAGAATTTTGTAAAGAAAATATAGTCGAAATTATAGAATGGATAACTCCGAAACATTTAAAATATGACTATAAAGCCGCCAAATATTATCTCATAACACCTAAAGGAGAAGTTTATATAGCGTGTGGAGATATGATATTCAAAGACATTTTTGGTGATTTTTGGGCTTATTCTCTAAAAGAGAAAGATAAAAGAAAAGGCTAAAAAATGGCGCATTTGTTTAACTGATTAATAGCCTGAAATATTATTAATTGGTTTAGATTTTATAATTGACATATCTATCAAAGGGAAGTAAAATAAGAGGAGGTAAAAGCACGTATGAATGACGAGTTAAGGTTTGAAAATTTCGGAGATGTAGATGATAAACTTAAACCCAGAATCAAAAAAGAAGATGAATGTGAAGCTGCTTATAAATCCTTACTTATTATTTCTTTTATTTTATTTATTATCATACGTTTTATCTAATCCTACTTTTGCAGATAGAATAGAGCCTTTAGTTGATTCTAAAGGATTTAGAATACTTCTGGAAAGTGTTTTAGGAGTTCTACTCATAGATTTAGCCATTAGATATGATACAGACAGAACTAGTCGTATAAAAGATTTGAAATGCAATATAGAAAAATTGATTGAATTAACGCAGGACATTAAAGAATTTAAAAAAGATTCTAGAGCAAGAGAAACTAAATTAGAATCTTTTGTTCAAGTATTTCACGATATAACGAATAAAATAAGAAATGAGGGTATTCAAATGCACGATTCATTAAGAAGTTTGCATAAAAGAATAGATGTTTTATCCAAAAAGAAATAAGGAACTAAAATGGTTTAAAGGTAATGGTTGTAGTGTGGAGGAATTTATGGCAAGCTTATATGAAATATCTCGTTATTGCATAGACTACAAGGAGTAAAATATGGTAACTCAACAGGATTTAGACTTTATTACTTTGGTGTGTCCTAAAGCTCACATTGATGAGCACAACGGTGAAATAATTGTTGATGATATGAATGTCCATAGAATATCAAGAACGCCAAAAGATATGCTTCTTGATTCTTTAGCGCCCATAAGAATTCAGCTAGACAGAAAAGGAACAAGATTTTATCCTTTTGAGTATATGGGTCTGGTTGTTTCCTATATGAATTCCAGAATGGATGAAGATTATAATCTAAATGATTTCAAAATAGCAGTCTTTACAATTCTAAACAAAACTTATTTTAATTATTTTGATGAACCTCCTTTTGAATCTGGAGAAGTATTTGTTCCTCCTGAAGGGTATGTTCAGATTCCTGACCCTATAGACCCCGTAAATAACCCTAAGATATGGATTCCGCCTAATTGGATCCTTATTCCCGAACCAGGGGTAGTGGAGCCTATAGTTTATAATAGTGAATGGGCGAACAGACTGGAAGGAGACGGATCGTTTGCTAACCCCTACTTGATTTACACCCCCTATGATTTTATGATCATAAAGGAAAGACCCACAGAAAATTATGTCTTGATGAATAATCTTGATTTTACTAAAGTTTTAGGTTTAGGTTTGGATCCACTCTACCGTTCTTTTGACCCTGAAAATGATGACCTTTCAGCCCCGCTATACGGTCAAAGCATTATTATTCAAAATTTTAGCGGAAGCCTGCAAGGAAACTACCACATATTGCGTGGTTTGAATATCGTAGGAACTGCAAACAACACTTCGCTATTCACCGGAGATTTTACCGGAACTATACGAAATACTATCTTTGGTAAAATGATTATAGATTCTACCGGTGCTACCAGAAACTACACCAACTTAATCAATAGGGTTAGGGCGGGAGCTGTGTTAGAGAACGTTGCGTTTATGGGCAGGATAAAGGCAGACGCAGGTCAATATTGTGCTTTGATAGGATCCTTTGGGCAGAACACTAAAATTATAAGATACTATTTTGATGGTGAGATATTATCCTCCGGATCCTATTCATCTTTGATAGCTGGAACAACATCAAACAATAGCTCAGGACTATTTGAAATTAAAGATTGTCTGCTAAAAGGGTTGCACAAGAGTTCAAGCACCAATTCTTCCCCAATTTTTGGGCAGTATAATTTTGCTGCCAATCCTTCCGAAGGTTTGGGACAAATTTCAGACGTAGTTATTACGACTAGAGCGCAAACCACACAAAATGTCTCAGTTACTACTACTGCAAGATTGTTAATCCAAAAGAATGTGTATGCAATGGGTGCATCATACTTAGTTGTTTCTCCGGAAATTGGTTTAGAGCGTTTTTGGGAATTTAAAGAAAAACCTCTTTCTTCTGCTTTTTATCTGGACGAAACAACTGAAGAGCTTTTCTTAAAGTGGTTAGACAGAGGCGTTATAGATGCCATAAAAGTAGAGACAAGAGATGATTACTAATGGAAGAAGCCAGAGAATTTTATAAAGAAAAATTGCCCAAAATACTTGATTGGATTCCTGAAGGTGTTCTTTGGTATAATTCTGCTACTGCTAAATATTATATTCATACACCAAAAGGAAGAATTAATATAACTTGTGGAGATGTAATCTTTAAAGATGAACTTGGAGAATATTATGTTTATTGTTTGAAGGAGGAATAATGTCAATTCAGTTAAAGCCGTTAAAACAATCTAATGGTGTTTCTTGCGGTCAAACTTCGGTAGCTATGCTCATAAATTATTTTACAGGAAAAAATGTAGATGACGTTTGGGTTGACCAGAAATATGGTTTTTCACTTATGTATGCTCTTGAAACAGAAACCAATAAAAAGTTCTTAGACCTCAATTTAACTTCTTCTAACTTATCATCTGCAGTATGTCCATTTATTTTAGGGGCTGGTTATCCTCTTTCTTCTACAGGCAGAGGTCATATCGTAGCCATAGAGAGTATTTCTGGAGATAGTGTAACTTATTGTGATCCTGCGGATGGTCAAAGAAAAACAAAATCTTCTTCTTATTTTTTAAATTGTGAACAATATCCACAGGGTAGTTTTATATTCTCGTTACCTTCACTTCCAAACACACAAACACCATTAAAACCTGTTCAAATTTTAGATCTAATTCTGAATATGCACTCTGGAAAAATAGGTTTAGAAGTAGAAGAAGAATTAACGTTAAGACCAGGAGTAGTTTATTTACCCAATGTTCAAAAGACAAGAATAAGTCTTACACAAAAAACCTAAAGGAGTTGTGATGTGCATTGTAATAGAAAAATAACTAGAGAATATCTTTTTAACCTATCTACCAAACAAGAATTATTAGACATTTTAGAAGAACTAAATGTTTCAGACTTAGAAAAAGCTATTATGTTTGAACATTATATAAATAGAAAAGCCTTTAAAGAAATATTTAAAGAAGTAGGAACTACACGCTCTTGGTGTAGTTCTTTACATTCCAGAGTATTGTCAAAAATTTATAATAAACATTTGGAAAACATTGAAGAATATTTAGCTTTGACCAGATGTTATTAAAATAATAAGATAAAGGAGTATGAAATGAGCAATTATTATGGATATGGGGCGGGTGTATCACCATATAATCCCCAAAATATGTTGAACAGTTTAAAGAGCAGTGTGGAACAGATCCAAAACACTATGAACTATGTTCAACAACAGCTTCAACCTCAACAGCAAGCACAACAACCCCAACAGACACAGCAACAACAATCTAAAGCAAATTTTTATGTAAAGCCCGTAACTAATGAGTATGAGGCTTACGCAATGAATTCAGAGGCAGACGGTTCTTTAACTTTTATGCCTTGTTTTAATGAAGGAACAATTTTTGTAAAACAAGTTCATTCAGACGGAAAATCAGCATTTAAGAAATTTAAAGAAGAAGCAGAAGTTCCTCCAGCACCTACGGTTCAAGCGCAAGTAATTCCTCAACCTGAAATAGACTTAACTAAATACGCTGAAAAAGAAGACGTTATTAACGGTATGAAAGCTTTATCTTCTAAGATTGACGATATAACAGAAAAGATAGCCAATTACGAAGAAACTTTTGCACCCTTTATAAATCAGAATAAAAGTGAAAAGAAAGATAAAAAATAGTGGATATTTTTAAATCAGTATTATCTGAAGATAATCCATCAGTCTTTTGGAAAGATTGTATTAAAATGATCATAGGCTTGGGTCTCAGCAAACATACTAAAGAGGAGCAGCTTGATTATATAAATACCTTTATATCCTTTCTTGGTAATGAAGAATGTATAAAAGAAACTAAAAAAATTCTGGAGGATCTGAAAAATGGATTTAATGAAACTCATAACTAGTTTAGCTGGACCTCTCATTCAAGCTTTTATGTCAGGAAAAGATCCCATTTCTTCTATAACAAATGCTCTTTCTCCACACAGTAATGACCCAAAAGTTAAACAAGCAATAAATACGCTTAATTCTAAATCCGATTTAAAACTTGTATATGAGAATCTTGCAAAAGAAAAAGGAGTAGATCCAAGACAATATTATGCCGATACTCTTAATTTCTTAAACAAGAATAAAGGTCTTGTAACCCGATAGGGTATGAGAATAAATTCATTTTTCTAGGAGGTTTTTATTATGATAGGTGGACACGGTGGCGCACAGATGACTTATGATTTAGCCGACAGACACGATGACGGTTGTTGCTGCGGTAATAATCAAGGTCAGCAGAGTATGTGGATATTTGCACTTGCCATTATTGCTTTGATCTTCTTTGGTCGTGGTGGTTTTGGTTTTGGTGGAGATGGCGGACGTGGAGCAGGAAGTGAAGCTCTTGTTCTTGGTGCTTCTGGTCTTATGAATCAGAATGACCACATTCAAGATACAGTCAATTTTAATGGTGCTATGCTTCAGAGAAGTATTGACCATAATGCAGATGTTCTGCAGATTCAAAATCTTGAAAAAGAACTTTGCGGTATAAATGCCAATGTGCTTAAATCTTGGGGAGAACTTTCAAAGGAAGTGGCTATAGAAAATGGACATCTTGCTAAAGAGATAGCCATTGGTAATGGTGTTCTTGGTAAGGAAACTGCTCTCGGTTTTGGAAGAACAGAACTTGAACTTGCTAAAATGTCTGGAAAAACAGATCTGGAAATGTGCAAAGGTTTTGGTCATACTGCACAGATTATAGACAGAAATCGTTTTGACACTCTTCGAGAGTTCAAAAATGCTGAACTTAGAGCGCAGGAATGTTGCTGTGAAACCAACAGACACATCGATAAAGTTCAATTCCAAGTTGAAAAAGATAAATGTGAAGTTATGGGTGCAATAGCAAAATCAGAAGCTAAAGTTCTTGAAGTTCTCGCAATCAACAGAATGAAAGATCTTGAAGATAGACTTGCTAAAGCCGAATTAGGACTTTCGCAGCAGAGACAGAATGAGTATTTAGTACAAATGATTAAACCTTGTGCTATTCCCGCTTATCCTGCTTGCAATCCTAATGTTCCTCCGTCATTCAACGGATTCAATCCTTTTGAACAGAAATGTGGTTGCTAGTCTAATAAACTAAAACTACAAAGGCAGGAGGGTCTTTCTTTCCTGCCTTACTTTTGAAAGGAGTAAAATTATGTGTGATAGATGTTGTGAAATTTTGGCAACAGCAGCCACTATAAACGCTACGGGGGATATGCAATTAACCATATTCCCACAGCACTTCTGGAACGCTAAAAAATATTGCTTAAAGATAGAAATACCTTTTCCTATAATAGCTCCAGGAACAAATCCCGCTCTTGTCTTATTTGACGGAACAAATCTTTATCCTATATTAAACAAAATAGGAAATACTGCCAGAGTGTATGCACTTCAACACAAAAAAAGTTTAAGTCTGGTGTTTGGAGCAGACGCTCCGCACTTCCAATCTCTTTGCGAAAGAGATATAGACGTTCAGCATTGTGTAACAGTTGAAACTACACCTGCAACATAGGAGGAATAATGCACAGATTAGAAGAAATGAAAGAAAGAATCATAGCCGAGATTTGTTGCTATGAGAAATGCGAACAATGGTCTGCGGGTCATTTAAAAGATATACACGCTTTATATGAGATTCTTGATCATCACGTGGATATTGAAAAAGACGAGCATATGATAGCCCAATATGAAAGTAAAAAACCTCTCTCCCATCACGGAGATGAGGGAATGGGACGACCTACTATAACAAGGGCATAAAAAGTAACCCTCTCCCGTTAAGGAGAGGGTTTTTGTTAATTGTATTGACTGAACTAATCTTTCTTTAAATGTTTATTGGTTGTCTGGCTTAGACAAATACTTCTCGTTCAGCGTTCCCCTTGACGAAAAGATCGTTGATTAAAATTAACTTAAAAAAACACTACCTCGTCTAAAAACAATTGACTACTAACTTTTTATAAAAAGACCCGAAGCATTAAGAAGTGAAACAATAACATCCACAAGTTTTTGAATAACGTCATTAGAAACACTTGAAATGAGATTATCTCTTATCGGATAAATCTTTTCAACTATTTTGTTTCTGTCCTCAAGACTTATCTGTTTGTCTTTATAAGCCTTTTCAGCAACGGAAACGATTTCTATCACAGAAGTTATAAGATTATAGATCTTAGGCAATCCTGTGAGTGCAGAAAAAATATTCATTTGCTCTTTCGTCCTCCTTTCATTCCAATAATATTAACATAATTCTTCTTTATAATTTATCATAATCCTTTTAATTTACAACCAATAATTTTTCATTTTCTTCATCACACTTATACATATTATTAAAAATAACTATCATTGAAGGAAAAGGAGCAGAATTCTTACTTCCTCCAAATTTTAACCTACCTTTTAAGAATACAAGTTTTACATCATTTTTATTATAGATATAATTGTGAAACCATTTAGTATCTGTTCTTGCAGGTAATAGACAAACCACAGTAGCTTTAGCTTCAGAGGCTTTTTGAATCCATTTTCCTATTTGAGATCCGTAAGGAGGATTCATCCAACATACATATCCATCCCAATTTTGTTTAAGACCGTCTTGTTCTTTAGAGAAGAACTTTTTACATTTAGAATTATAAATGTCTGCACAAACATCAAGAGATATATATTTTCCATTAAAAATATGTTTATATTCTTCAAATATGTGTTGTGGTGTTTCCCAATTATCTGTATTTGAAGTCATCATACCGCTATTTATCATAAACATTCCTCCACTATAAATTTATTAATTCTTTCTTCGGACATTATGATTTACCTAAATTTATGTGTGCTATTACTTCTTCTATAGTAGAAAAAATATAAGTTATCTGGTAAGCTTCGTTTAATAATAAAAAACTATTTCCAAAATTACGTATCAATCTCCCTTTTATTTCTATAGCCATATTTCCATTATCTAAAGTTATAATTCTATCTATTTTTTCTTTCATTATACACCTCTTTCCATTAATATTATAATTAATATCATACATACAGCACAAATAGTCATTAGCACAAAACCTTCTACCATTCCTTTAACCATTTCTTCATTATCCCAATCACTATATTGTTTTTTCATCTTTTTTGTTTTTACCTTTCATAGAAGCATTTTGAAGAATGACAATTATGTTACAATTATCACAATAAACAGGAGAATAAATAGAATCAAAATGGAATCCACATCTTTTCCAAGATTCTTGAACTTGTTTGATAGTATCTTGCTCACATCTTACGTCAACTTTTATATGACATTCTTTTCCACAAATATCACATTTACAAGTTAGTAATAAATCTATATCATTTATCAGTATCATTATTGTTCTACTTTTTCTTCAGTCCTAAAAATACAAGTAAAGAAGTAAATAAAATTGCTATTGGAGTTCCTGTAACTAAAGAGGCTATTAATAAACAAAATGTTCCAAACATACAAAATATTATAGGAAAAAGCATACAACCAAAACATCCAATTATCTCCATAAGACCTCCTTATTCATATAAATCTTCTATACCTGCAAGTTGAAGTTGTCTTGCAGTCCAAGCAATTCCTATAGCGTCTGCAATATTATCATCTTCTATAAATTCTCCTATTAAACTTTGAACTTCCTGCTGTATAGTCATTTTATCAGACATAGCATTATTTACAAACCATCTTTTCCAATTATGGGGAGTAATATAACATATATCTATCGGACCCAACCCATAAACAAAGTCTGAAACAACCCCTATAGCATAATGAACCATATCGGATGCCGATTGTTTTTTAAACTTTCCTTTAGGCAGCTCTATTACTACTCTTGTTTCTGCACCGTATCCGACGTGTGTTTCCCGATCAGCCAACTGAGTAAAAACTTCACGTATCATTTCGGAAACACAAAGTCTTTTATTTTTTATCTTGGAACTCTTACTGCTTACACACCCATAAACAGTCAGTCTTCCGTCGTTTATTTCACAATACCCGATATTGCTTGAAGATACGTCTAAACCTATTATCGTTTTAATTATCATATTAATCATCTCCTGATATATTATTTTTATATTCATATCATATTCTTTTAACTTCTTCTTTTCTATTAATTGCTTCTTTTAGCATATCCTAGATTTCTTTTACTTCTTGACAAACAATATCTTGGACTTCAATAAGTTTTTGTTTTTCAGATATTTTGGATTCATCAATTTTTTTATCCATCTCTTTTATCCATCTCTTTTATCCATCTCTTTTATGTCTATCCAACCATTGGCACTTATATTGTAATCCCCGTTTTTATTAACCAGACCACTTGTTCCTAAACCCATAATTTTATGCCTTCTACTTAAAATACTCTCGGATATTTTCTGATATGTATTCTTTATTATTCAAAATATTATAAACGTGAACATCAACATCACTATGTAGCACTATTAACTCTGTAACTGTTTCTTTTTGTCCTTGTCTATGAAGTCTTGCTTTTGCTTGCTGATAAAGTTCAAGACTAAGCGGAAGTGTAACCCAAAGGTAAATATGACCTCCCTCTTGAAGGTTAAGACCTCTACCTCCTGATTGCGGATGGCATACCAATACATTGACCTTACCATTATTCCAATCAGCAACGGCATTTTTTTCTCTAGCCTCCTTTACTATTATTTTTTTACTCTGTAAAGCATTTTTTAAATATCTGTATTCTTCTTTGAAGTTATAAAACACCAAAACATTTTCATTATTTTCTAACACAAGATCTTGGATTGTCTTGACACAAAATTTAAGTTTTTCGTAGCTATAAGACTTAACCGATTGGCTATCCTTATCATACATAAATCCCGAACTAATTTCTTGTGCAAGAATAAGATTGTCTTTAGTTTCGAGGACATACTGGTCTTTGATACTCTTGATACTTCTTTTACTACACGCTTCATTTGAATATAAGATTCTTGTTGTATGTTGAGGTAAGTCATTATATATTTCACGATTGTAGGTTTTAACATATTTTCCTAATCCCTCTATAATTCTATCTTTATATTCCTTTTTTATTTTGAAGTCTGTTAGAGTTATCTTTTTATCTTTTACATAAATTGTTTTTAAGACATATTCATCAAAAAATATCCTTAAAAAATAGTTTAGATTGTCTATACTGCGTAAGTTCCAATCGTTAACAAGTTTAAAGTAAGTAAAATAGTGTTTAAGCTCTATTGTGTCAAATGCCCCTGTAAGACCATAAAATCTAAGGTTGTTTTTATTTTCTCTCTTTATCCGCATAAGCTCCATAACCCGTTTGGAGGTGAAATCTTTAACCATTGTAACTTCGTCCAGAATTATGTTTTGACCTGTGAAATTAACTTTATCAAGGACATCATAGCTTGTTATGACTATCGGTTTTTTACACTCTTCTTTTCTGGTTTTAGGGTTATTGGTATAGCCCAAAAAGGATTCATCAAATTGTAAATTGCGTAACTCTCTAATATAGTTTGGAATAGTGGAGGCGGGAACACATATGAGAACGTGATCTTTTCTCCTTTTATAAACATAATAAGCGAACATAAGTATGACCATTGTTTTTCCAAGCCCATATCCTGCATTTATAAACCCTCCTTTTTCCATTTCTAATAAATCAGACATCATTGAGAATTGATAGTTGTGAGGTATTATTTTCATACTAATCCAACTTAATACTTAAGCTGTTATCCACGTTTAAAAAACCCCTCACACCACTTATTGTCATTAGTTCGTTTCTATCTTTGTCTGCAAGGATTAATTTATGGCCGTCAAAATACAATATTCCCAATTTTTCTTCTGTAAGTAAATTGGGCGCATATGTTACGTATTTAAAATACGTTGTTTTTTGATTATTTATTTTCATAATATCCTCCTAGAAATTGTAATCAAATTCATCGACTATAAATTCTTTTTCTACAGTAAGGTCGTCAAATTCAAAAAATTTATAAATATGATTAAGGTCCAAATAATTAAATGTCTGTATTGATTTTATTCTGTTGGTATTAAACCTCTCCGCATTTTCATAACTGTTTGTGTAAGAAAGTAAACCACAATCATCTTCATAATCATAAGCCCTAAATAGTATTCTTTTATCATTTATTTCAGACGCTTTTCTTACTGCTTCTTTGAGTATAGCATAAGTCAAAGGAGATCTATCTTTATTTTCAAACCAACATTTCATAACTTTATATGTATGTGGGGTCATAAGACCTCTTATTATTCCTTCGGCGGTTTCATTGATAAAGTTTTTATCTTCTAATTCCATAATAGATACAAAAAGAGCTTTTAGAATATAGTTGCAAGAAATACGATATTGTTTCATTATTTTAGCATAATCAAAAAGTTCTTTAGACATAATACTGTCTGTACTTACACCGAATCTAAACTCTTTTGATTGTTGAGATTCTTCATTTCTTTCTCCTCTGGTAAATCCAAATAATCTTCCGACTATTTCTTGTTTTCTATCTTCAAAGATACTTTTGCAATAGTTAGTTATTACAGACATAGGAATATAAGACAGCATATTTTTAAGTTTTTTGGATAAATAATCTCTTACAACAACACCGGTAAGAGTTTTGTTGGTATTATTTTCAATACAAGCTATTTGTTCTTTATTTAAAAACACAGACCACATTCCGTTAACGTCAAATCCATTTCCATTTTTATCTTTCATTTTAAACCTCCCTATAATATGGATTATAGTATACATTCTTTTTCATATAACAAGCATAATTTCTAACCTGAACTCTGCCTATATCTGATCCTCTTGTCCACCCGTGTGCTGTTAATACTTTTGCTATTTCTAATTTATTTGCGTGTATTACTTTACTTGAAATTGTATCTTTATACAAAGCGTCTAAAACTTCTTCTATGCAAACATATTCTCTCTGTTTTAATCCGTCTAAACCCATATTTTGCCACATCTCATAATTATAAATATCCTTCAATTTAAAGGTTTCAAAGTTCTTTGGTATATCTCTTCCTAGATAATCCATTATTCTGGATTCTGACAAAGGAGCTTGTTCTTTTTTTGCCTGAATAGCTTCTGCTTCTAATTCCAATTCCTTTGGAAGAATCATATATTGTTTAAGCTGTCCTGTTTCGTATAGATGTTTAACTTCTCCCCATATCTGACGGGCAAAATGAATCCTCTCATTAATCCTAGACTGGTTATTGACAAAATCATCACGTTCCAACTTCTTACACTCTATAGGAAGAAATCTCCTATTTCCTGTTAGGTCCTTTAAATACCCTTCGTTTCTATTTGTAGTTCCTATAAATATGTATCTTCTTGCAATATCAATACTCATCGTTCCATAAGGCGGTCTAAAACTGTCTTTAGTCTGGGATATGTAACCTTTTAAATCCATAACATTCATAGTTCTGGAATAAAAAGCCCTCAATTCTCCAAGTTCAGCTATCCATTTGCGAGATAATTGCATTTTGGTATTTCTTGTGCCTAGATTAGAAGTTTCATCAGAAAACAGTTCCGGATCAACACATAAGAATTTTAAAAGAGAAGATTTTCCTATACCTTGTTTACCCTCTAGGATAACAACATAATCAAATTTTACTTCTTGATTCTTGTAAAACATACCCCTATACCACAACCCCGCAAACATTATAAGAGCTACCGAGTTATTATATGGTGAATTATCTGCTCCAAGAAGTTCAAATATATGCTTTGCTCTTTCTACTCCGTCCCATTTATCGGAAGATATTTCTTCAAGGTGATTTCTCAAACTATCAAAAGAATTTTCTCTGCAAAAGAAAGCCATAAAGTCATTAACTATTTCTTTGCTTACAAATTTTCTGCCATAATTAGAGAGATAACTTTTAATAAAAATTATATGTCTATCATTCAATTCTTCATAATCATCACAAGTTTCTTTATCTCCATAATCTCCCGTAAGACTTAATAAACGACTCCCTTTTTTAATGCTTATTTTCTTTCCGAAGGTATCTTCCTTAATATCGTAAAGCATATCTGGTTTATTCTTAAGCATTGAGTAAAAGAACCACATTCCTGTTCCTTTGTGCATATTCTGAAAGGCTACTTCTGCAGAAGGAGAAGAAAGAAAAGATATTTGATATACCTTCATAGCTTCTTCCATTGCCATTTTTTTGTTACCCTTGCAGCCAAAATATAAAAGAATATCAAAGGAGTTCATAAATTGAAGTGAGTAAGGGTCTTTCCTATGCCAAGAAAATAATCTTCCTGGAGCTTCTGAAGAACCCTTATATATTACAGCTCCTGGTGCTGACTTTGATTCAAAATATCTATATCTTTCTGAATTATCAGACTTTATATATATGTCTGGACAATATTTTGATATAGCTTCTTCAATAGATACATTTGAAACATAAGAGTGAATAAGGCTTCCTTTTTGAAGCTCCCATTTTTTTGTAGGAGAAGAATTTATTATGTCTTTTTTTTCTTCTTCGGTGAAGTCTGAAACAGTAACAGGTGTAAAGTAATCCCCTTCTTTATAAATAATTAAATCTACAAATAGTTTGTCTTTATTATAAGCAAAAGCAGGAGCAAACATTACGTGTCTATACTCTAGACTTGCCGAATCAATATTTTCGGTTAGAAACAATTCATCTGAAAGTCTAAGAACAGTGTGTTTGTGGAGAGAAGCTTGACAGGTATTGGAGAAAGGAACAAACATTCTAAATCTGTCTTTTCCGTCTTTACCCGAATTGTAAGTCTTATACCCTATGAAATTTATCCCCATAAGTTTAAATCTATCACAAACTTCATTATAGGTTAATACTTCAGGACATTGTGTGTTATCTATATCTAGGAAACAACCGTAAGAAACTTGTGTTCCAATATCTGTTGTTACGTCAACTCTAAGATGTTCAATATCTTCCTTTACATTAGTTCTGGAAGGATTAAACACATTCATTATTTCTTTTTCATTATCAAAATCAAATGAAACTAAGCGGTAAGTATCTTTTGAATACCCTTTTTGTATGGTTATTTTCATAGTGCCTACTCCTATTAATAACCCTTTCTTCTAAATTTTTGTGTCTATTTTTCATTATACTAAATTTATTTAGTATAATATGTCATCACTTCTGGAGAAGCCTTTATTTTTACTCCCTCAACCTCAAAATCCATAATCATTTCTATTGTAGAACAAACATCTTCTACTTCATCCTCTAAACATTCTACAATCAATTCATCGTGAACGTGAAAGAGCGGGGGATAACCCATTATCGTAAGTTGTTTCATAGCATAACCTAAACAATCTCTGGCTACTCCTTGTATTATGGGATTTATGTGTTCAAAGCGTTTAAAAGTCTTTGTATTTATCACAGTTCTTTGATAATAAGAATTATCCTCCAGATAAAATGGTGCGGAAAATATTAATTTTTCAGACTTTTTATTATATATAGACAAAATGTTGTTCTTGCGACTATATATTTTATTATTAAACTCAAATTCTGTTTCATTTATTAATAAGCCATACAGTTTTCCTGAAATTCTAGTTCCGTTTATAGCGTGTATTTCTTCTCCCTGTCCGTCGGAGAATCCTATCCTTCTAACTTCAGCAACAGCTTTTAGATTAGGTATGAAGTTCTTTCTTGTTCCAAGAATAGATTTAAGCTCCATACATAAACCTAAAGGAGTGTTGGTTATTTTAACCAGACCATTATTGAAAGAATATGAAGCTCCTTTTGAAGTAAGACATTCATAACAAGCAAACAATATTTCTTTACGATACTTTTGAATTTCGGAATTTGCTTCTCTCCAAAGTTTTACTAATTCTTTACTTCTTGTTTCATCGCCAATTTGTTTTATTATAGTAGACCAACCACCACCATATTGAAGCGCAAGTTCACACACTTTTCCGTCTTGTCTCATACTCTTGTTTATACCGTCTTTTTTACAAGTTTCAGCAGGAACACCAAACATTCTGGAAGCGGCTTCTTCGTATATTAATCCTGTGGTATTAAAAACGTCTATTTTCCATTGTTCCTTTCCATAAGCAGCCATAAGTCTTGATTCAATTTGAGCATAATCAGCTACAACAAATACGTGTCCTTTTCTTGGAACAAGAATTGCTCTTACCGCATTATTAACCTGTTTAAGTGTGGTTAAATATCTGTATCTTCCTTTGGTAAGGTGTATTTTTACATCTTCATCTACAGGTTTGTTTGAAAAGTTATGTATTTGAAGTCCTTTGCTTGACCATCTGGAGGTTTTTGCACCACAGTATATAAGAGAATTTTTAACAACACCTTCAACCATAATTTTTTTACAAGCGGGAAATTTAGCAGATGTTTTAGAGTTTATAACAGAAATAGCATTTATTAGTTCTTCTAGTTCAGGATGTTGTGAGAGTATTTTTGGAATAACATCTTTAGCTACAGAAGTAATATCATATCCTTTAAGTTTAAGAGCTTCTTTAACCTGTGTCATACTTTTAGGATTGTCTATATTGAGTTCCTTTTTAACATAGTCCGAAAGAAAATCTAACTCTAATTTCTCTACTATAAGGGCTTGTTCAAGGAATTGTTCATTTATTTTTATTCCTTTTAGGTTTTCCCATAATGTTAATGACATAAGAAATATCTCTTGTTGTGGTATTATGTTTCTAATTTTTTCATAAATAGAAACTGTAGCGGCTACGTCTTGAAGGCAATACTCCATAAACAATTCCCAATCAGAAGGAGCATTTTCTTTTGTTATTCTTCTGCCTGAAGATTGAGGTCTTGAAAAAACAGGAATAAGGTCTTTACCTTCCTCCATTTTTTTAACATCACCTATAAAAGAGGACATAAATTTAAGATTATTCTCCGGTAGATTTAGATATGATCCCATAAGCTGTGTATCTTCTACCTTGAAAGGATCTATTTCTATTCCCCAAACATTCTTTATTAATGCTAATTCAAAACCTGCATTGTGCGCTATAATAGTATAACCATCATTAATATAACTAAGAAGTTTTTGTTTTGCGAAATGAGTTTGGTTAATTTCTTTGTTTCTACCATAAGTGCAATCATATATAAAAGGTTCTTTACCATTTTCAGAAAAAGCTATCATAAGAATTTCAGTAGAAGAATCAGAAGAATAAACGTTTAAGCCTAAACCGTCTCTCTTTCTTGTGTCAATCTCAATCTCAGAATATGTTTCAATATCTATTACAACGTATGACATAGTCTCACATTCTCCCACAAAAAGCCATTTTTTGCAGCTTATACGTGTTTGTATTCCTGTCATAATGACCTATATCTATAACTATCTTTAGACTACTGCTGGCGTTTATTACTGCGCAAAGAGCAGAAGTTAAACCCGAGGTATATACCTCTATTTGTATTTCTTCGTTATCTCTTATTGAATCAATCAATATCTCCTCAAGAAAATTAAAGGCTTTGTGATATAATTCTTCAAAATTCATAGGGTTTTCTATTTCTCTTTCAAATATATATCTAGTTACTCCAGGTATTTCGTGCCCCTCTTTGCACAATCCTAATCTTATTGTTTTCATTTTTATCTATCTCTCCTTTTCTCCTTTTATCCTTGTCTATTTTAAGAGAGGGATTTATTTTCCCTCTCTGCTGCTGCGCATACTTATATTATTATATCTTCCATTTCCATTTCTTTCTGTTCTTTCTGTTCTTCAAAAAATTGTGCCAGAGCCTGTCTTTCTTGTTCTGGATTAATATATCCGCTGCAGGAATTAGGAATAGTTATGGGATCTACATTATCGAAGTATAAAAATGACATAGGAACAAAAGTCATACCTATCTTAACAGAATCGTAAAGATACCAACGTATTTTGACTGTTACGCAGGCACCTGGAGGTATTATAAAACTTCGGGGCATTTGCTGTCCGAAACGGTCAAATATCGGGGGTCTTATCGTGTCTATACTCTCCGGAGTATCTTGTCTGGCTTTTGCCTTCAAAGTAAGTCTGTAGTAGTTTTCAAGTTCTTCGGGTTCAGGAATAAAGTTATCGGGCAAGTTACTATTATCGTATATAGGAATACTGAAGTTAACCCTCTTACCTTTAAGAGCTTCTTCTTTTATTACTCTTGTAATCTCAGTAAGTTCTTTCAACTGTGCCATTTGTTCCTTATTGCTTTTGTCGAACAATATCGTTGCTGTGAATGATTTTTTTTCGGGGAAATTTCTAGTTCCCGAGTACTCAACTAATTTACTTCCGTCATATCTCATCCATACTTTCTTCAAAATTATTTCCTGCAGTATTTTATTCGTTTTTGACATTTTTTTTCGTCCTCTCTTAATTTTAAGATTTTGTATCTAGGTATTAAAATATTTTCTATCACACTTAGAGTTTTTTTAATATTTCTCTGCTCTAATCCTGGTATTAGACTTTCAAGGTCTTTTATTATTTGCTCATATAGATCGTCTGACATATTACCTCCTTATATTCGCAGTGTTTCTACCGCCTTCTCATAAAGATGTTCAGGAACTTTACCCTCTAAAGATATTCCATTATCCTGTTTAAATTTAGAGAATAAGTCGAAGAATTTTTTAGTCTCCCCTCTCGCTTTATACGCAGCTTTGAGTTCATTCATAGCATTACTGTATTCTTCTTTCCTATCTACACTTTGAGATTCTTCTTTCCTATCTACACTTTGAGATTCTTCTTTCCTATCTACACTTTGAGATTCTTCTGTATGTTTGTCCTCTCTATGAATGTCTCCTATGGCATTAACTACAGTGCTTCCTGCTATTATAGCCTCTTGTCTTTCCTTTCTTTCTTCTCTTATTTTTCTGCCCTCTTCCAAGTTTTCTATTACCTGTTCAGATTGACTTTTTTCTTTTACTTCTTCTGTCTTTTTCCGTTTTGAAGATTCTTTCTTTTTTGGTTCGTTGGGTTCACTTCGTTCAATTACTTGAATATTTGCTTCTAAAACTTCTTCAAAAGTTTTTTCTGTTACTTCTGGTTTGAAGTTAGTATCAATAGCCCCTTGTTCATTAAGTTTGGTTGTTTTAACTCTGAATCTTTCTAAGTCGTCCTCTTGTTTGAACATACCGACAAATTGTTTGAGCTCGTTTATGGTTTCAAATTCACATTGTATTTTCATTTATATACCTCTTTCTAATAATTCTAAAATTTCATTGTTTGTTTCCGTTTGTTCATTATTTTGTTTTATTTTCCTCTATATTTTCTACCTCCTTTATATATATTTATTCTTTTCCTCCTTCCACACAAGCATTTTACACACAACCTGAAGATTAAAAAATGTATTTACATTTTTGAACACATAAACATTTCCTTTAAACCTATGAAGGATATACACCCCAAACAGCGTTCACATTTTGGGCATTTTTGTTTTTCAAATGTTTGTTGATTTTGAAGATATGACATTTAATTTTCTCCTTTTTTACAATCAGGACATTTTTTAATAGATAATAATCCTTCATTTACTTCATAATCACTATAGTCTAAAATTTCTATTATAATCTCATACATATCTTTTAAGTCTTGTTTATTATGTATAGCAAAAATATTTTGATTATCATAACATTTATCACACCAAGTTTTTATTATTATTGCCATTATTCACTCCTTAAAAATTTCTTTATTAACAATATACTTTTATTGTTAATATACTTCCTTATGCTCTTTTCGTCTTTTTCATCTAGTTCTAAATTATATTCTTTTATATAATCCTTCAAAACATCTGAAACAAATTCTTTTAATATTATGGGAATACTCTCATATTGTTTAGGAACGTCAACAATATGACTATATACATTATGTATTCTGTTTTCAGTTATGAAATTTATTACGTCTAAATATTTTTCTTCGATTTCGGCTCTTGGCTCTTTTTTCTTTTGCGTTCTTTCTTGAAAATCTTCTATCTTATTTTTGAATATAAATCTTTCGTTTCTATACTTTAATTCTTTGACAGGTTTAATAACAATTCCTTCGGAAAAGTTATTTTCTATTTTAGAAAGATTAAATTTTTTATATTCTGGATCTTCAAATTTAGGATCAAAACGCATTAATTCCCACAATGATTCTTCTTTCATTATGGTAGGATATGGTATTTTTGCGTCATCAAATAAATTTTTTACCAACCACCAATTAAGATAAAAACCTTCGTCCTCTCTTTCAACGTAAATGTCAAAGAATGTTAATTCATTGTTAGGTGTATATGACACCCTTCCTTGAACTTTTTTACTAGAGCGTATTTGAAATTGATCCTTTGTAATATTTGTCTTGTAATAACCTCCATAAACTTCTCCAAAGAAAACTATCCTTTTTATTTTTAGATTAGTTCCTGCATACCATTTTACTAAAAATCTAACAATACGAAGAAGTCCATCGTCATATTGTCGGATAAGATTATCCACATTGTAATGATTATGACCCTCTCCTAACATATTATTGCGGGATTGAATTCTATATCCAAAACCTTTTAAGTCTGTAAATATAAAAGCGTCGTCAAGAAGATCCATACAGTCCTTTATTTCAATACCAAAATTAGATCCGTCAATCTTATTCAACGCAACACCCTTTATTTTTGATATATCACCTTCAAACATACTTTCGTCAAAGTTATAAAGATTTTTAATAGAAGTATATTTAATCATTGTCATTATAGAATCCCTCCGTTTCGTCATATTGACGTATTTTTTGTAAAGTTGAATATATCCTTCTGCATTAGGAAAGGATAACTATCATAATGGTTGTAAGTTAACTTGTCTTTACCGTCTTTTCTTATACCCCAAAGTCCTCTTGTTCCCATAATTTTTTATTTTTTCTCTTTCACTTTCCATTTTGATTTTTAACTTTTTATTCTTCTTGAAAATGGCTCTTTTTAATCCATCATTCCATTTAATAAGTCTTGATTTGAATATGAAATTTCCTTTCCTGTTTCTTTACGTTTGAGTAATTTTGTTTCCGTTATAGTATATGTTACAAGTTCTTCTATGAGTTTTGTATAAAGTCTTTTTCCGATCTCTTTCTCTAATTGAGCCGGTGAAAACTTTTCTTGTCTATATGCCGGGAGGTTATTTTGTTTTAGTGTTTCTTCTACCTTTTCGTAATCGTCAAAGGCTCTGTTTTTCCTTGAAATCATTTCTATATAATATTTGTCGCTTTGCCCTCCTTCCATTAAATGTTTCTGCAGTCTGTCTTTTATGACTTGAACGGCTCTTTCCATCAATGGCAATATATTGCTTGCGTATTCAAGGTTAATATTTTCTGCAGTGAATTCAGTTTCAAAGGGTAGTTGTTTAAGGCTGTGCTTTGAACAATGAGATATGCAAGGGCAATATTTACAATGTGTTCCCTGTTGAAGTCCTTCTGCATTTATGATAGTTTCAAAGATAGATTTGATTTCTTGTTCGATGTCTTTCTTTGTATAAATACGACTCTTTACTTGTCCATTTTGCACTATTGCGCAAGACACTGTTTTATTATTAGAAGTTAAGTTTAGAAAGGAATATGCAACAAGCTGTAGGGTATTTTCACTAACAGGTTTATTTCCGAATTTATAGTCTATAACAATTCTGTTATCATATATAAGATCGCAAGTTCCTTTTAGAAGAAATTCATTTACAATATTGATTCTTATTTCCTTTTCCTTCTTTTCTTCTGTCTTTAAAAGGTCAAAATTTATGTTGTCTTCTATAGAATATTCTATGAATTGAAAAGCATTAAAGACAGCGTCAAGGGAATCCTCTGAATACTCGTCTTCGTTAGTATTTATAAACATTCCATCATACACATATTTGCCTTCTTTTAAGCCCTTTACAATGTTTTCCGTCTCTGAATGAAGTCTTGTTCCCCTTTCAGCGTATTCATTTGTTTGATTTTCAGGCAATAAGCCCCTTTCGTCAAGATCATCACGTAATTGACAGTAAGAAGAGCAAGCTTTTGCCCGATCTATTTCCGAAGGCCGTAAATTTATTACCTTCTGATTGTTTTGATTATTTTGTGTGTTTTTTATTTTTTTATTCTCCTTTGTTTTTAATGTTCTCTAACAATTGAGTATAATGTTTAATAATATAATCAATTCTTATTCTTTGTTCATCGTACTCTTTAAGATCAGGATAAGATTCACGGATCTTTTTTAACGTTTCTACCATATGTTTCCATACATTTTCTTCCATATTTTTGCCTTTCTTTAATTTATTTTAATAGGGAATCTTTTAAAGGTGTTTCCTTTGTAAGATAAAGATAAGAAGTATAATCACCATCAAAGTCTATAAGTGATTCGCTGTCATAATAAGACTTTGAAGAAGTTCTTTGACTTTTGAGCGTCTCAAAACCATCTCCATCTCCTTCTAGTTCTTCTGCGTCTTGGAGGTATTCTTCTTTATAATCATAATCCTTGAATTTGTCCGCATAATAAGAATGGGAATAAGAGTTTTTGCCTTTGTTATAATCCTTCCAAAAAGCGGTAGTATAAAATTTTGGAATATTTTCTTCTTGAAAATCATAAGAACGCCCTTTGTCCTGCATTGAATAAAGGAGAAGTTTTATCTTCATATTGATATTTTCTATGTCATTCAAGGGGATATATTCTTGAACGGAATGACTGTGTTCAACGCCAGTAGATATATTAACGCCTGCAATATCTAAAAACGGGCATATCGTAGATATATCAGAAAATGATCCTGTATTCTCAAAAAAGTATTCTTCTGTTATATGATCTTTAAATTCCTTGTTACCGCAAGAGTAAAAAACTGCCTCATCCTGCCCTTTTCTGTCTAATCCGACGATGAAAGGGTATTTAAAATCATCTGTCAATTTGTTGGAGTTCTTGTTTTTTAAAGTGTCGACGTATTGCGTAAAGTATTCTGCTCCAATCCCCCCGATCTCCTCGTCGCAACAAACAAGAAAGGAATAGTTTGGAAAGGTTTTGAGAATGTGAATTAAATGCCATAATCCCAAACGATCGTCTCCTCCGATCCCTTCCTTTGCTGAAAGATTGTTGAAGGCGTCGATCTCAAAATTTGAAGGTAATTTCTTATGCACTGTATCGGAATGACAGACTATTAAAGGCTTAAATCGATCTCCCTGTCGGTAGGAAAAACATATTTGTTCTTTTTTGTCTTTTCCAACAGTGAAATTTTTAAAACCGTGGGAATTTGCAAGGATTTTGTGAATTTCATCCTGCGAAGAAGTGAGAAGGCTTATTAATAAAGCGTCAAATTTTGTCATAATGTGTTTTTCTCCTTAGATTTTTATGGTTTTTTGAAATGTTAAACTTGCCTTTTTGATGGGGTGTTTAAGTCCGGTAGTCTTCTTCTATTGAAGAAGACAGGGGCTTAATAATATCACACACAAAGTGTGATTGTTTTCCTAACATATTATCTACTTGATCAAAGTAGATAATATCCCCCCAATTGATGTTATTGAGGTTTTGATTTTCTTCGTTGGAACACCATTCATAATAGTCATCTTGAATCGACGACGTTGACTCATTATGACATATGATCCTGTAAAGGATGTTGTGTATGTCCCATTCTCTTTGATCCGCGTATTCGCTGATAGGATCATCATAAAGGTCGTCTATACAAACATGCTTGTCTCCTTTATAGCTATTTTTATAATTTTCGATAATTGAGGAAATTAGGTTTTTTATAGGAGAAGGACAATACTTCTCCTGGATAAGGTTTTCATACCTTATACCTAAATATTCAAGACAATCTTTTGCCATAACCTCAAAAGAAGGGAGGAGGCTAGAATCACCATTATGATATTTGTTAGAAGATGATAAATAAATTTTATCGCCCACTATTTTTACAAAAAAAGTGCAACGGGCTTTAGAATTATAACCCGTTTCAGTGCTTTCGTCATAAAACATAATGCAAAACTCCGATCCTAATACAGGATCAGAAGAAAGGGATTTAAAATAATCCCTCGTTGCTATTGCGCTGTCAGGGCGACATCCCTCGTCAAAATCCTCCGTAGTCTGTCTCCAACAACTTTCAAAGCTGCTGGTATTCCCTGCGTTATATATATGCCGAGAATTATTTACTGAAAACCAATACTTTATGGTTTTGGTTTTTGGTAATTCAAATTGTATTTTACAATCTTTATGCAAGATCTTTTTCAAGATCTTAATTTTTTCTTCTTCTTTGGTGAAAGAAATATTAAAAGACCAGGATTTGAAGGTATCTCCAACAACGAGATCCCTGTCTAGTGTTCGATTAAAAAAAGAAATACGGGGCGATGTAGACATACTTTTTGTGAGTGTGCTGGCCGATTCTACCAGCTCTTGAATTTTTTTATTAACAATTTTTTTGAGTTCCATAAAGTTTAATTTTTGTTCGTAAGATTTTTGAATTCTGTTTAATTTTTGTTCGTAAGATTTTTGAATTCTGTTTAATTTTTGTTCGTAAGATTTTTGAATTCTGTTTAATTTTTGTTCGTAAGATTTTTGAATTCTGTTTGTTTTTTGTTTTGACATTTT